CCTATCATTATACTTGTCTTTTTAGGTTGTTGATTATTTCTTTAAACATATCGTTGTCATAACTTCCTCGTGCCTTGTTTGCCCATACACAAACAAATTGTACATTGCCGTATTCATACCCCAAATCGTTGTCAACTCTATCCAAAGATAGCAAATAAGGATTAGATGTCATTTGACGCCTTTCATTGTATGTTTTGGGGCAAAGCATATTACTTCCAGTTAACGCACATTTATAATCTTGACAATACAAAACGCTTTGCAAGTATTCAATAGATACGTCAAATGGATAATTCCTAGATTTGGCATTTGCTTTCCATCTATTGTACAAAGCATTGTGAATGTCTTGTGTACCGCCTTTATTGCAATTTCTTGGTTTACGTTTCCCATCTGCCCAAACTTTTGCCATTACACTGCCTTTGCCTTTTAATCGGTCAATGCCATTTCGTTCTAAAAGCAATATCACTTTTTCAGCACCTATATTATATTTTTTTACCAATGCCAATTGAGTTGTCCCGCTTCTGTAATCTTTACACAAATCATCCTCGTAATCAAATTTCAATTGTTTGATGTTGGCGTACATCTCGGATTTACCCATCATCGGTATGCCTTGCATTTTTAACACCCTACGAACTCTGTCTGTAGTTGCGTTTAAATCAGTTGCAATTTGTTGTACGGTTTTCTTGCCATAGTTGCTCACAATGTAGTTAGCATCCAATGGTTTTAATGTTGACCATCTATTTCCCATAACACAAATATACAACAGTGTAAGCATATTATCAAGGGGCTATGGCCCTGCCGAGGGTGGTTTGAAACGCTTGAACTGCGGTGTAAAAGTTGGATGCTTGTGTATCGGTTAAACCGTCTCCGATGGAGGCGAATGCAGACCTGCTTCCGTTAAAATTGTTCTGCCCCGTTCCTTGATTATTTGTATTTAAATAAGCATTTAAATTTGGGAGAATTCCACTATCCGATGCGTTAATAATAACACTATTATTTTTAAATAATTTTACGGTTGAGCCATTTCTCGTACCAACATAAAATGCAATTGTTGTAGTTTTTGAAACGGAATTTGCTACACTACCAATTTGCACATAATCACTAGTATTAATTGGGCTGATTGCAAACCTTTTTGAATAATCCGAAGCGGTGCACCCTACTTGATAACCGTTGCTTTCTGTTTGCTGATAATAACTCATATGCACAGAAGTACCAGTTAAATTTGTAGATGGATTTAATGTTGTATCAAAATACGCACTCGTTCCATTTGCAGTAATTCCATTACTCGCAAAAGTCCAACCGCTCGTAAATGTACCCGTAAACGAACTGCTCTTTAAGTTCTGAGCACACGCTGCCGCACTTGCCCCCACCATTGGATATATGGCTTGCATTGGTGTCCATAGTGAATTGGCTTTTAACGCAATCACTAAAGTATTGGTTGCAGTTTTTTCGGTTTCTGACAATGTTCCACCCGCAGTTGTAACGCGGTCAAAAAATGCTTGTGCATCGGCATCAAAACCGCCACTACTGGCAGTTCGTCCGCCAACCCTTACACCAACACCAACGCCAAACATTATTCTCCGTACATTACAACCGATCCACTTGCCAAGGTAATTGAACTGATGTAACTACCATCGGCAACGGCAATGAATGTGCCTTGCTTTAATGTTACGCCACTCAATCCCAATGGTGTCATTAACGATGCACTTGCCTGGTCTAAAATTGCTGAAACAACGGCATCCGCGTTCACCACAAACCCACGGAATCTGCCCGTGTTGGCACTTGTGTTTGATACGACCTTTGAACCCGTGTAACCCGCGCTAAATGAACTTGCTGAAATACTCATGTCTATAAAACGATTAGATGGTTATTTGTTCCACATTCTCCGCACCATAAATGGCTACCAATGCATCGTACACGGCATTCACCAACAATGATTCTGCGGGGATTGTTTCATACGATACCACCGATAATTCAAGGTTGGAAAAAGTGGTGTTAAAATCTTGAATCCCTTGAATCGGGGCTTTGCCTTCTGCCAATGCTTGTACACTTGCAAAAACAAAGGTTGCGATTTGGGCGGGGATGATTCCGTCTTTTTGACTTTTTACATCAGCGTAACCTTCTGCGATTACGCATACTGAACCCGATGGGATTGATAAACCGCTTGTAAGGTTTACTGTTGTAAGAATAGATATTGCTTTCATATTGCGAATTTAATGATTAAGAGGCGTTTGTGATTATTCCGCCAACGATTGTAAAATTTGTATAACTACCCGTACCCGTAAATCCATTGGTGCCACCTACTTTGTAAAGCGATGCGTCAATAGGGGCGTATCCGCTATCGTCTGCAAGTCTTGCTTGTAGTGTTGTCGAACTTCTTTTTAATGCGGGGAAAGATGATGTAATACCACCAAAAGAAACAATATTTTCATTTACTTCCCCAACAATTAAAGTTGCAACACCACTTGAACTATTTGAAAATTTTACTCCGCCACCATTTACATAATTTATTAAAATTCTTGAACCTGATTGGTTTATGCCTTTTAAGTTAGCATTTGATTGACCAATTGAAAAATTATCAGATTGTATAGTTGTGCCAATGACGACTAATCTATCGTCGTAAATTCTTAGTGCTTCCGACCCCGCACTATTCTGCACCAAAAGCGATGTAGTGGCGGATGTTGAGCCACTGCCTTTGATTTGTAGCATTGCAGTTGGCGTTGCGCCATAAGTACCTCCAATTAAAACGCCCGTTGAATCGGCAAAATTATAACTTGATGCCCTAAACTGCAATTGTGTCACCGCACTCCCCGTATCAGTAGCGGCAAGAATTGTTGCGGCTCCATTATTACCAAAAATAATTGACCCATTTGCGTTTGCTGTTGTTGTTTTTACGTGTAAAGGTCCAGCAATCGGTGCATTAGTTCCAACCCCCAACCTATTATTTGTATCATCCCAAAACAAGTTAGCGGCATCACTTGCAAACGCACTTCCATTGCTGAACTGAATTGCACCCGATACACCGCTTGGTGATGTTACCACCGCGATATTTCCACTTCCTAACAAAGAAGTTGAATTGATGGTTTTGATGTTTGTTCCCGATACCAAAACGGGTTGTAATGCCGTTCCGCTTTGCGTTAAATTACCCGTGAAATTTACACCCGTGGTGGATGCCTCCATTGGTAGGTTTGTACCTAATCCATCGGATAACACTTTTAATGTTGCATCAATTGGTCCGTTATCGCCCACCTTTATTAGGGCATCGTATGTTGTTGCGGGTGTTAAACCCGTTAATGAAATTCCCATATCTTATATATTATTCCAAGTTTCGTTAATTTCTTCCCACTTTGTAGTGATTCCTTGCCATTGCTCATTTGTAAATACGGGGCTTCGTGTGATGTTTCCAATCCCTTGCGCCCATAATGACCCATCGCAACACTTTCGTGAATACTTATTTTCATTCTTGCATAAACAACCCCGCGTTCCGCCCCCTTGTGGTGAACTCCGTGATGGTGTTTTCCATCCTTGCGATGGTGCTGACTTGTTGTTATATTCTTGACCCCAATCGCTCATCGTTTTATAATTATCATTAACAAAATTAATCCCAAAAACAAAGTTAATCCAATCCATTGTGGAACCTTTACGCGTTCCGTGTACTTTATTTGGGCGGGTAACTGAATTGTTTTGGTGTATCTGATGGTGTCGGCCTTTACAACTGTTTGAACTCGGATAACATCGTGGTTTCTGTAAACAATCGTTTTAACGCCGTCTTTTTCAATTGTGATGGTATCAATCGTTTTTGTTGTAAAAGTGTCTGTAATGCTCACAGAATCGCGTACAAATAGGGTATCAATGGTATGTGTGGATGTTTGTGCCATAGCGGGGTTCTTTTGGATGGCTTTTTTTAAGTGCCATTCGGCCGAACACCCCGTTAAGAATATCATAATGGCGATTATCTTGGTCGTCTTTGTAAACAAATCACATTTTACCGCATTAACGATTTTCAATTGCGTTATGTAGGTAGTCAATTTCTTGACCTTTTCCTCCTTTGGTTTATATGTCTTTTTTACAAATTCCATGTAACGAAATTCGATGGATTACTATTTGGGTATTCTCCCGCTTGTTGGTTGGCGGTGTATTCTGGATATCGTTGTGGGAAATACGAAAGGTAATCAACGCAACGCCTCCGATAAGTTTCGGCGATGTTTCTTTGTCTTTGAACAATCGTGTCCAATTCCTCCTTGCTTGGTAACTGTGTATTCTCGGGTGAATTACGAACAATACCCGCATTGGTTACCTCATACCCGTGGAATAACAACAAATCACTCATCGCGTAATGGATCAACAAAGGTTGCAAATAGTGTTCAACCAACAAAAGATAAAATCCCGCCAAGGTGTTTGCCTTTACATCATCCAACAACCTACGATACAAAACAGTACCGCACAATTCTTGAACTTGGATATCCTGGGCTATCTTAATAAATGGGGTTATTTTATCCACATCAAAATTCCCGCTTAACTGCGTGTATTTGAATATGTCCTCCTTGGTGATTAGTAATACATCATCGTTTGCGTACATCTCTTATTTGTTTTTTAATGAACCTTTGTTTGGCATATCAATGGGCCTTGTTGATGCCGTTTCCCATCCGCTGGGTGAAAATGGAACCCCCGCAGCGTTGGCACTCTTATTTGATACTTCGTTGTAATTTTCTAAATCTCTATTCTCACCCGTTTCGCCTGGTTGCTTAGGTAAAAACTTACCTTTGATTTGCTTCCGTCTGAATGTCAATCGTTCCCATCTGTGATGGCAATTAACACCACCCTTGTATTTCCAAATGGAATATGAACTTTGTCCGCTTGGTGCAAATTGTCCGTTCACACCCGCATCCCCCATTGTCAAAATATCCTCACGGCGATAAATTACTCCCCCTTTGGATTCTTGAACCATTGTAGAACAAAACTGCCTTGAATTGTCGGCCACGATATTAGGGCCGTACCGATAACGGATTTTGTAAACCCCTTTATCATCACCACTTTTTTTATTGGGGTTTTCATACGCCATGTTAAATCTTAGTTCCTCATCCGCATCCGTAACTTCCGTTACATCAATGAGTTCCC